AGAGATGTTGATACAGAAGGCAACACTCTTGATGATCCTGACAGAATTAATCCTATAATTAATTCCATAAAAGAAGTTTTCAATACGGCTGACGTTGATCAACAAACTACATTTGATGCACTCTTTACATGGGAAAATGATACTAATGTAGATGACGATACTAAAAAGAGACTCAATGGTTACTTTGATAATGCTCTAGGTATCGAAAATGCCTTTAAAGGTGATGGTAGTATCATTGTAAGTTGGATAGAATTTGCTAGATCTACTGCAAAGATTATCTATTCTGCCGCCAAAGCTCCAGCAGGATCTGGTTACCAACAAAGAAGACAGACTATTTTTGTTCCATTTGGTGGTTGGGATCATCACTCTGAATTGAGACTAAACTTAAATATTAGTCTCAGAACAATTGATAAATCTTTGGAAGCTTTGGTCAGCTTTTTATCTGATCCGGCGGTTAATTTATTTGATCAAGTAGTCATTATGCATGGATCTGATTTTGGTAGAACCCTAAGATCAAATGTCAACAAAGGCACTGACCACGCCTGGGCCTCACATCATTTTATTCTTGGTGGACCAATTATTAGAGGATTTTATCCCACAGGTTACTACCCTAACTATACTATTGAAGGGGCCGGTGCAACCAAAACTGATGGATCACCTTTGGGTAGATTCATTCCCGAAGTTGCAGTTGACCAAGTATATGCAGAAGTTTTACAATGGTTCGGTGTACCTGCTCAAGATACTCCCGTAGTGTTACCACAATTGAATAACTTTATTGTGATGAATGGTAATTTTGCACAAATTGGCGCAGATGGTAATATACAACACAGGTTTGCTAGTCTTAATACTGACACATCTGGAGATTTTAAATTAAAGTTTATACAGAACTAATATCCCTCGAAATTCTAAATACTATTGATACTATTCAAAAATAATAAAAGTGACTTGAGAACGCGTTCTTTAATTTTATAAGGAGGAATATATGGCTTCATCATTAAAAGTAAGTGAACTGCCATCTTCAAGCACCTTAAGTCAAACCGATCTGTTTCTTGTAGCCGATGTTACTAATCAGGTCTCGAAAAGTGTAAGCTTTGCTACACTAAATTCAAGGTTGTCTTTCTCTGATCTTATTGGTTATGATCAGTACTTATCAGATTTACAATCTGTTAATACCCTAATCACCGACTCTGTCAGTGATCTATCTGATAGTGTTAATGGGTCACTTGGAGATTTACAAAATCTTATCGATGCATTAGATGTTAAAACAACTGCATCCGCATCAAACAATTCTTCTAGAATTGATAACTTATTGACTAAGTTAGAGGAACTAGAGGACCTGAGATTCAGAGCCGGACTGGCTACTGGATATCTTTATGCTCAAAATGTTAATGTAGGAGAGGTTTAATGGCCGCAATCAACACACTTGGGGTAGATCATCTATCCCTTCGTGGCACAGGAGATGAATACAATCGTTTTTCAAGATATTTCAAGACCCGTGCCGAAGCAGAGGCTGCCCTTGCCAGTGGAGATTGGACTCCAGTGGCTGGTGTTGCCAACGCATGTCTGACTAATGACGAAGGTGTTCTGGCATATGACCAGGCAACAAATACCCTCGTCAATGCAGACGAAGCAACAAGAGAGTATATCAATACTCAAATTACTAACCTAGTTGGTGATGCACCAGCTGTATTAGATCAACTTGGTGAACTATCAGACGCCCTAGGCGATGATGCTAACTTCATCACAACCATTAATGATAGAATCACGACAGAGTCTGCTCGTGTTGATTCATTGATTGCCACTGATATGTGGTTATTTGCTGATCAGGCTTCATTCCCTGATGCCGGATTCAATCATGGTCGTGTGGTTCATAGTCATGCTGATGGTGCTATGTTCTATGCCCATGGTGGTATGTGGCATAAGATTGAGAACGAAGCAGAAGCTGAGGCAGCAAGAGCTGCAATTCAAGCTGATGTAGATCTCAATCAAGGTAATGTAGAGGCTGCAATTGCTGCCCTTCAAGGTGACGTAAATAAGATTGAACTTGACTCCGATGCTGCAGAAGCTGCTCTATCTGGAAGACTTGATGTTCTAGAAGCTGATCCCACTACAGCAACTGCACTTGCTGCCGTTCAATCTGATGTAGACCAGAATGAGGCTGCCGCTGATGCAGCTGATGCTGCTCTAGGTGTTCGCATCGATGCTGTTGAAGCAGAAATTGACACAGCTCGTACCAACATCTACACTGCCCTTGGACAAACTGAAGGTGCTACTGCAATGGGAACCTTCACCGGTTCTACACTAGGTGATGGTCAAACTATTAAGCAACTTCTTCAGACACTGGAGACTGCCACCGAGGGAGAGATTTCTGCCAGAACTGCAGTAGCTGAGTTTGTTTCCAATATAACAAAACTCAAGAATGATCTTCGTGGCACTTACCTAAATCTAGGTAACAATATTGAACTTCGTCCAGCTGCTGGTGGACGTGTTGAAATCACTGGTGACCTTAGATTAGATAACAATAGTGATCTTATCAATGGATCTGATACAGTTCTAACCAGTTTCGAATCTATCAACACTTTTGATGGTCGTATTACTGTTTTAGAAGCTGATCCTGTTACTAAGTCATATGTTGATGGTAGTACCAGTGCCGAAGCAGCTGCAAGAGTTGCTTCCGACGAAGCCCTAGACACAAGACTTGATGTTCTAGAAGCAGATCCAACAACTGCTGCCGCAGTTGCTGCTGTTCAGGCAGATGTTGACCAGAATGAGGCAGACGCTGACGCAGCTATCGCAGTTGAGCGTGGTCGTATTGACGCTATTTTAGATGCTGCGGATGCAGACAAAGACTCCTTTGCCGAAATCGTAAATCTAATCAACTCTGTTGATACTACTAACGATGATGCCTTTGCTGCTTATGTCCTTAGTAACGATGCAGCTGTTGCCACCGAACGTGGTCGTATCGATGCTGTTGAGACCGAAATTGACACAGCTCGTACCAACATCTACTCTGCTCTAGGTCAGTCTGAAGGTGCTACAGCAATGGGAACCTTTACTGGTTCTACATTAGGTGATGGTCAAACCATCAAGCAACTACTCCAGACACTGGAGACTGCTACTGAAACTGAAATCAGTGACAGACAAGCAGCGATTGCTGATATCTTAGATGGTGCTACCTTCACTGGTGACATCTTGTTCGGTACTCTTGCGAGACTTCAAGAGTCTGGTAATGAGTTCAAGATTCGCAATGACTCTCAATCATCTAGCATCGTAGTTGGTCCTAAGATCTCTCTTCAACCAGCAACAGGTTCACGTATTGAACTGTTTGAAACAGTTAGAATGCCTGACGGCACTGATCTGACTGTAACTGGTGCCGAACTCAATTTCGTTGATGGTGTAACTTCTAACATCCAGACTCAACTTGACGCCATTCAGGCAGACGTTGATCAAAATGAGACTGATGGTGATGCTGCTATTGCAGTTGAGCGTGGTCGTATTGACGCTATTTTAGATGCTGTGGATGCAGACAAAGACTCCTTTGCCGAAATCGTAAATCTAATCAACTCTGTTGATACTGAAAACGACAACGCCTTTGCTGGATATGTAACCAGCAATGACGCTGCTCTTGCCACCGAACGTGGTCGTATCGATGCTGTTGAGACCGAAATTGACACAGCTCGTACCAACATCTACACCGCTTTAGGTCAGTCTGAAGGTGCTACAGCAATGGGAACCTTTACCGGTTCTACATTAGGTGATGGACAGACCGTCAAGCAACTTCTTCAGACACTGGAGACTGCCACTGAAGGTGAAACCACAGCTCGTACAGCAATCGCTGAGTTTGTTTCTAATTTAACCAGAATCAAGAACGACCTTCGTGGTACTTACATCAACGTTGGTAACAACATTGAACTTCGTCCTGCCCCTGGTGGTCGTGTTGAAATCACTGGTGACCTTTACCTCGATAACAACACAGCTATTGATGGTAATGGTACAATCCTCACCAGCTTCGCCAACATCAATGCTTATGATGGTCGTCTGAACACACTGGAAGCTGATCCTACTACAGCAACTGCTGTTGCTGCTGTTCAAGCTGATGTAGATCAGAACGAAGCAGATGCTGATGCTGCTATCGCACTCAAGCTTGATGCTTCTGCTGTTTCTGCCTTCGGTCTCACCTTGGTAGACGACGCTGATGCTGCTGCCGCTAGAACAACACTCGGTGTTGATGCTGCCGGAACAGACAACTCCACTGATGTAACTATTGCCGCTGGTCGTGACTATGTCACAATCACCGACCAAGAACTTACACTTGGTGCTGTTGACCTAGCAGCTGATGTCACAGGTGTACTGCCTGTCGCTAACGGTGGTACTGGTGCCAGTGACATTCCTGGTGTCAAGTCTGTTCTTGATATCGATCATATTCACACCACGCTTGGTGTTGCTGCTAGTTCTGATGATCTTGGAACCTTTGATGGTTCTACTATCGCAGATAACCAGACAGTCAAAGAAGCCCTACAGGCACTTGAGACTGCACAGGAAGCCACTCAGGCTGATGTAGATCAGAATGAGTCTGATGCTGATACTGCCATTGCAAACATTCTCAATGGTACCAGTATTCCTGGTCCTTATAACAATGACACTGCCGCCGGCGATGATGGTGTTGCAATTGGTGCTATCTACAAGAACTCCAACGGATCTATCCATTGGAGAGTAACCTGATAATAAATATTATTATATCGTCGTCGCAACGGGGGTCCTTGGCAAAAACCAAGGATACCCCCTTTTTTTATAAATAACTCAGTGAATTCTCAGTCATGAAAACCTACTAAGGATACCCATGACTGATAATAATTTAACTGTAAAGAAGGATGTAGAAGAACAAAGAGAATGGTTGAGTGATTTAGTTAAAGTCATTGTATTGATCTGGAGTGCATCGTTACTCACTTTTTCATATGTAAGATTGCCTAATGGAGAGAGGATTCTTGATTTTGATCCTACTTTTATTGCTTCTGTCTTCTCTGGAAGTCTTGCAGGGTTCGGGATTGCCGCATCAAAGAATGGAGGGAATCTTTGTGGATGTTCATGTACAAAGAACAATACACCTAAAACGATAAAGAAGAAATCTGACGAAGAACCACCGGTAAAATCTGTCATCAATCCAAAGAAAAAGAGGTAGTATCGATGAGTGACGAAAAAATCACAAGTATGTCCGACAACACTGCGGTTGCGATGCCTATTCGCAACATCATCTCTATCATAGGAGCTGTATCTGTTTTTACTTGGGCGTATAGTGGAGTGTTAGAGAGACTTAACACCATAGAAAATAGAATAGAACTCAAAGCCGAGGCTGTTAAATTGAATTCTAATTTTAGAATCAATTGGCCACTTGGTACTATGGGGTCACTGCCCGATGATGCAAAACAGAATCGGGAGATTCAGGCACTTAGAAGTGAAATTGATAGAGTGATGGAGGAAGTTGAGGAAAATGACAAGTGGATTGAAGAGTTTGAACCCCCAAAGGAAGTCCTTGAAGCCGTTAAAATAGTAAGACAACTTGAGGGTAGAGTTCTTGTATTGGAGACTATCATAAATAATCAAAAATAGTTATGACGGTAGCAAAGCCACAAAATAGAGAGGAGTTTCGGGAACATATCCTAATCAGGTTGGGTAAACCTGTGTTAGAAGTCAATGTATCCGAGGAACAAATCGATATTGCTATTGATGATGCCTTTCAGTATTTCCACGAGAGACAACACTTCGATGGAACTGAGAAGGTGTATCTAACCTGTCAGTGGACTGGTGATTTCATCCGTAAATGGACATCATATAAAATCAATCCTGTAGACCAATATGCTTCTGGTTCTGCTGGTGCTTGTGCTGAGGGTGCAGTCCAAGAGTTGATTATGGTGAACCCCGGTAGTGGGTATCCAGGACCTCAACCAAAGGGTGGGGAACCTTTGTTCTCTACCACTACTGGTGGAGACGGAAGGGGTCTTACAGTCGTTGCTGGAAGTGATAGGACAACAGATTGTGGCATCATTACAGTCGTTCCATACACGAAGGGAAGTGGATATAAGGTAGGTGATGAAGTTATGATTAGTGGTGGTTCTGGTGCCGTATTTGAAGTCACCAAACTAGCCAGTCAAGGTCAAAGTACACCTGGAACAACACAAATTAGAACACAAAACAATTATATTATATTACCAGATGATGTCATAGGTGTGACCGAGGTGTTGAAGCCAAGAAGCACCGGCGGGGGATTCATCGGTGGAGGAATTGGTGGTGGAGGAATTGGAACTCCTCCTTTATGGGGTGGTGGCATCCCCGGACTGAGTGGTGAATGTGATGATAATGGATTTGGTTTTGCTCGGTATTATGCCTTCCAATCATTCCTAGCAACTGTTGAGTTTATATTGTACCCACCTAAACAATGGCACTTCAATCTACCTACACATAGGTTATTCATTGATTCAGACCTCAATCGTGAGGTAGGACCTGGTGGTATGTTGTGTTTCTTCTGTGATGTCAAACCAAATCCTGATATGTTCCCTGACCTCTGGAATGACGGGTGGCTTAAGCTTTATGCCACAGCTCTTGTGAAGATGGCTTGGGGTCAAAATCTATCCAAATATCAACAGGTCCAACTACCTGGAGGATTGACAATGAATGGAGAAAGAATCCTCAGCGACGCCCAACAAGAACGAGACACTATCAGACAAAGATTTGCCATGGATATTGCCGACCCACCTCGGGACCTTGTAGGATAAATAGTTACAATAATATAATTATTATGAAAAAATTATTATCAATTCTAGCTTCCATCACTATCGCTTCACCTGTGATGGCAACACCTACTATCGAGAGATGGAAGTCATATGACTCTCTGGGTTGTATGTTATTACAAGAGTGCACCGAGGGAGTGAGAGAGATTACATCGATTGAACAAATTCAAAAATTATATCCAACAACTGATTATGAATTGGTAAGAGAAGAGTTTGAGTCTTTGATTGCACAGATGCAGAGAATCGGTGTCGGTGTATATCTCGCTGATGAGAAGTATTTTCCTATCTCCCATCGTGGTGTCTATCATACAGTTGGCAATAACTTTTTTCTAAATGAATATTATATGTGGAATCCTGAGGCACTATTGAGTGTAACACGACACGAAGGGTGGCACGTTGCTCAAGATTGTATGGCAGGAACGATTGACAATAATAATATTGCAATCATCAATAATGAAGAAGATGTTCCTAATGTTTATCATCTAAGAGCAGACATCGCCTATGGTGGAATGCCTCAAGCTATTCCCTGGGAGAGAGAAGCTCTATGGGCAGGTGATACCGAAAACATGACTGTCAATGCTCTCAAGGCATGTAAGAATCCAGAAAAAGATATGTGGAGAATTTACAAGCCCACTCCACTCACAGGTGAATGGTTAATTAAGAATGGTTTCTGGGATGGTAATCCATAAATAGAACTAAAAGGGTATGACTCCGTATACCAACTCATTCTTTTCAAATACAACAGGTTATTCGGGAGAGACATTACTCTTGGATGATCTTTGTCGTGAACAGATAAAGATGTTTGGTGTGGACATACTTTATATGCCTCGTCGTATGTTGAATTACGATAAACTTTTACATGAGGGTACAAAGTCTGCATTTGAATTTGCATTACCTATACCTATGTACATCAAGAGTTTTTCTGGATTCCAGAATAATATGGAGTTATTAACCAAGTTTGGACTCAGAGATAGTTCTGAACTTACTTTGACTATGTCTAGGTCAGAGTGGATTGCCTACTATGCACCTTTTGTAAAATCATATTACAATGCAATCAATGAAAGACCCCCAACAGATGTCTTAAATTTCTTAGAGGGAGAGACTGCTCAAAGACCAAAAGAAGGAGATGTTATATACTTCCCGTTTGATGATAGTTTATTTGAGGTCAAGTATGTTAACTCAGATGAACAATTCTTCCAGTTAGGTAAGGGGTATACATTTGATTTACAAGTAGAAAGATTTGAATACTCAGGGGAAGAGTTTGATACAAATTATATCAGACCAGATGATGTTCAAGTTCTTACTGATTATTATCAATTACAATTTCAAATGTTCAAAGATGCCGATAATATTGGTACATTTAAATTTAATGAGAGGGTAAGTATTTTTAACTTAACTGAGTACCCATTGGATACCACTATTGATGGTGGATTGGCTGCAGTGTATCAATTCTTTAGAAATGTAAACGGTGGAACGGCTGATATATTTGTCAATCCAGATAACTTGAGACCGAATGAGATTATATTCAGTGCAGATGGTGGAACCGCTCTTGGAGAACCTACACCAAAAGACCAACAACCATTTAGTTTATTCAAGGATCCCGGATATAGTAATAAAGTGCCGGTTGTTTATGGTAGTGTAAAGAGATGGGATAAGCCTGGTGGTATATTATGGATTGATAATCTAACCGACTTGGATCCAGATGAACAGGATGACTTTGGAAATGTAAACCAAAATGACTTTGATAAGGTTGTCGTCATTGGACAAGAAAGTGGAGCCACATGGTACTCATTCAAGGCGACAGAGAAGCCCATGGCATTCAATGACAGTATGGTCATTCAAGAAGAGTTTGACAAAATTCATGTTCTTGATCCTGCCGACCAAAATCCATTCGGGTTCGTTTGATATAAATAACAATAAAGGTTTTATTTGTCATGCTTGGACGTTATCATTATCACCAAATCTTTCGTAAAAGTATTATTGCTTTTGGAACGGTATTCAATAATCTTGTTATCAAGAGAAAGACTTCAGATAGGTCTAATCCAGAGGCACTAGAGAGCTACAAGGTCCCTGTAATGTATGGACCATACCAGAAGTTCCTAGCAATGATTGCAGGGGAACCCACTCCCGAGAGAGCAGGAACACAGATCTCCCTTCCTCGTATCTCATTTGAGATCAAAGGACTCAATTATGATGTAGGTCGTAAGTTGACACCTACTCAGTTTACAAGAACGATTCCACCTGCTGGATCTCCTGCCGAGGAATCAAAACAACCAGCTCAATATGCTCAGTTCGTACCTGTTCCTTATAACTTAGAGGTTGAACTGAACATCCTATCAAAGAATCAGGATGATGGACTACAGATTTTAGAACAAATCTTACCTCATTTTCATCCTTCTTTGAATGTATCCATTGTCGTTATCGATGAGACAAGAGAAGAAAGAGATATTGCTATTGTCTTGAATGGTGTTGGATATCAGGATGATTATGAAGGAGATTATACTACAAGAAGAACTCTTATCTGGACTCTAAACTTTACTGTGAAGACTTACCTCTTCGGACCTCTTGATCTCAACAAAGATATTCGTAAGGTCAAGATCGATTATCGTTCTGATATTGTTCGTCGTCCTGCAGAGATTAGATATAGTGCTGAGGTCAAGTCTCTTGAGGAACCACCAGTTCCTAGGGATGAAGTCAATCCTGCTAATGAGGCATGGACTTATGTTGAAACATTCCAGGACATCTACTCTGATGATAATGCATTCTTCGGAATGGTTCAGAACGAAGGACAGAATATCATGGATCAACAAGACCTATGAGTAAAGACAAAGCCTTTGAATCATTAGATGAAACATTTAATATCGAACCCACTGAGGTCGAGAAGGTAGAGATTGTCAAACGAGAGGAAGAAAAACCCCTGAAGATGACAACAAGAGAAGATGATATTGAAAAGGATTATACTTATCAAAGAGCTCAGTTATATGATCTTGTAGAAAAGATGCAGGAAACTCTCAATGAGAGTATGGATGCAGCAATGCAATCACAACACCCAAGAGCATATGAGGTTTGTTTCAATGGAGCAAAAGCTACTGCAGATGTTGTTGATAAGTTAGCTGACCTTCAGAAGAAGATGAAAGACTTAGAAGTTGAAGACACAAAGGTACAAAATACTAATACTCAAAATAATATATTTTTGTCTGGTTCCACCGAAGAGTTATTGAAATCTCTAAAGGAGGCAGGGTCAATTAGTAACAATCCAATTGATAATAAATAAAAGAAATTCCTATGACGAGACTCAAAAATTACAATGTGACCATTATATACCCATACCAATCAAGACCATCTAAACAAGTGGTCGTCTTGGGTATCAATGCATGTGATGCAGAACAGACAGCTCAAAACATTTATGGTGGAATTGCCAGGGCCACTTCCGAAAAACAAGGATAGACAAAATGAAAACTTATAAACAGTTCAACGAAGAAGTCGAAAATCTTGATGAGTTATGGGGTGCTCTTGCCAGAGTAGCACAGATGGGAGCTCAAGCTGCTAAAGTTGGGGCGAAAGCAAGGGGTGTAGCAGGAGCAGCCAGATCGGCTGGCACCGCCAGTAGAGCAACCCAAGCAGGTAACACCGCCAGTAGAGCAACCCAAGCAGGTAAGACCGCCAGTAGGGCACCATCTGGTAATAAAGTGGCCCCTGGTTCCAAAATGCGTGGAAACCCTCGTCTAAAAGGAAAGCCACCTTCTGGCAGACCACCTATCACATCCAAACCAGATGGTCCAAATAAATTTGCTGATCCGAATTTGAGACGTAAGTTACAGAGGGGTGCAGGAAATCTAGCAAAGAGAGGTCTGGGCGCAGCGGGAAGATTTGCAGGTGGTATAGTAAAGGATGCTTTAAAACCAAAGGCATCAGGAACAGAGGATAGTTATACTGGAAGTGGACCTAAAGTGGTAGTCAAGTAATTAAATCTAAATAACAATAAAGGTTTTAACTAAGATGTCCCGGCAGTTTATTCAGAGTCTCAAAGGACTCAAAGATGGAATCAAAATCGATTTGACAGAACAAAGAGAACAAATGGTAGAGAAAGGATACTCTACTATGAAGTCATCTATTTCTGACATCGAGGTTCCCGTAGAAGAAAAAGTTATTAGTGAGAAGGAAGTAAAACCTGTTCGTTCTATGAAGAGTGTTGCCAACCAGGCGCTTCAGATGTATGGAAAGATCACTGGAGGAAACGGTAGTGGTGATGAGGGACAACCCACAGAGACTGGTCCTAATGGTGGTGATCTAGGTGAGATGTCACTGACCGGAGAACATGGTGGTAACATTGGAATCAAAAAAGATAACTATGCCGCACTCACCTCTTCCATGACATTGGAAGAGTATGAGTCATATATTCATAATAAGTTTGGTATTATTTCCGAGGATGATCTTTATACAGAAGAGGATGGAGACGAACAAGAATTCCTAGCTGAGAATCCTATTGTTACTGAACTAGAGAAGAGACTACTCAAGTTAGAAGACCACTCCTGGATTGCCATTGACAAAGTCATGCGTCAATTGGCAAAGGAAGAAGAGATTACACCAAAGGAATTGAATCGTATGTTCCGTGAGGAACACGATGGACAGATTCCTGATGACTGGGTGAAAGAGAATCAAATTGTTGAGCAATGTGGATGGATTCCTCTTGATGAGGCAGTTAGAATATCCACAACTGGTCAAGTATATGAAGTGACATTTATGTTTAGATGTCAATATAAGAGATGGAGATTCTTCTGGCCTGAAGTAAATTATCCAACTCCAGACCAGATGCAGAGATGTGTGGATATGGTTTATCCAGGTGCTAAAGTAATCTCTTATTATGCAGTTAAGTGTCCTGATAATTCTATGGTCTTTGTCCCTCCTATGACAAAGAACTTTGTCATTCTTGCCAAGGAAGATTGGTTACAGATGTCCGATGAGGACCAAGAAACACTGGAACTTATCACTGAAGAGTATGGAACACCAACCAGCGTTCCATGTCTAATGGAGGATGGTGCTTATCATATGTTGATAGGAGAAAACACTGTCAGATTTGGTGGAACACTAGATCATCTGGAGTTTGAATTCTTAGAAGAGGGAGCTGCTTGGACTAAGAAGTCGGGAAAGAATGAAGCCGGGGGGCTCAATGAAAAAGGACGTAAGTCCTACGAGAGAGAGAACCCCGGCTCCGACCTCAAGGCACCTTCTAAAAAGAAAGGTAATCCTAGAAGAGCTTCATTCTGTGCACGTATGTCTGGAATGAAAAAGAAACTTACATCAAAGAAGACGGCAAGTGACCCCGATAGCCGTATCAATAAATCTTTAAGAGCCTGGAATTGCTAGGAGAAAATCAATGAAAACTTATGAGCAATTTATGGAGGAAGCTCCAAAGCAACTTAAGTTTAAAAATCACTATCATGGCACCCATCCTAATTCAGAATCTAGTATCAGGAGTCGTGGATTCTGGGATAGCACTAAGGGCAGAGATGGTAAGAAAGGATCGTGGGATGAGAAGGGTAGAGTATTTACAACACCCGATAAGAAACACGCAGCATCCAGAGGAAGGAAAGGACCTGCGGCAAAAACAGCAGCAGAGAATTCTAAGGTTTTAACCCTTAAAGTATCTGATAGAACTGATGCACGACAGATGCCCAAACCAAAGGACAACAATTATACACTTAGTCAGAAAGATGCTGATAATGCATTAAAAACAGCAAATTTAGATAGAAACAAAATCAAGAAGAAGAAGTAATTTACATAATGATGATTTTAATGTATACTGATGGTAGTAAAGCCAAGTTCGATGAGTTTGCGTAAATCAACCTACGGTGGTCTAATATGGTGGAATCACACCAAGAAAGAGATACATGTCAAAAAGTGTCTAAACCCACCCACATATCATGCCCGTTTCTTGAGTAAACTTAGGGTCGAGAATCCTGACTATATATTGGTAGAGGATTGGCTGAAGCCATGAATGACCCAGTCTGGACCGTCAATTTACTGATTGGATTTTTGTTATTTGCTACATTACTTTTTATAATTTGGGTAATTAAATTAGATGGCAGCGAAGAGAGGTAGCGACCTACATTATAAAATGAATCCCCTCCTCAAACAAAGAGGAGTCACGATAAATTTTACGAAGCATCAGGTCCAAGAAATTATTAAGTGTTCTAAGGACCCAGAATATTTTCTTCATAATTATATTAAAGTTATTTCATTGGATGAAGGTATCGTTCCTTTTCATCCATATCCATTTCAGCAACAACTAATCAATTCGTTTCATAATAACAGATTCACAATCTGTAAACTACCACGCCAGTCTGGTAAGTCAGTTACGGTTACGGCCTATCTGATTCACCAGGCTATTTTTCGTGACAACATCAACGTTGCTATTCTTGCTAACAAACGAGAGACTTCGTTTGAATTGATGGCTAAACTACAAACCTCTTATGAAAATCTTCCGAAGTGGTTACAACAAGGTGTTATTGCCTGGAACAAGGGTTCTATTGAACTTGAGAATGGGAGTCGCATCACTGCTAGTTCAACTTCTAGTTCTGCTGTTCGTGGTTTCTCTTATAATATTGTAATGTTGGACGAATTTGCTTTCGTTCCAACTAACATTGCAGAAGAATTCTTCTCGTCTGTATATCCTACAATCTCCTCTGGTAAATCTACTAAGGTTATTATTGTATCTACCCCGAATGGGATGAACCACTTCTATAAGTTGTGGGAAGATGCAGAGAAAGGAAGGAATAGTTATAATTCTATTGAAGCTCACTGGTCAGAAGTCCCTGGTCGTGATGAGAAGTGGAAGGCAGAGACGATTGCCAACACTAGTGAACAACAGTTTGCTCAGGAATTTGAATGTGACTTCATTGGTTCTGCCGGTACATTGATTGCTGGTAGTAAACTGAAGTCACTTGTATACCATGATCCGATTACATCATCTGGTGGATTAGATATATTTGAAGACCCGATAGAAGGTCATGAATATTTGATGACTGTTGATGTATCAAGAGGTATGAAGTTAGATTACTCTGCCTTTATCTTAGTTGACATTACATCCTATCCTCATAAACTCGTAGCAAAGTATAGGAACAACACAATCAAACCGATGCTGTTCCCCGATATTATTGTGAGTACCTGTAAGAAGTATAATAACGCCTGGATACTATGTGAGGTCAATGATATTGGAGACCAAGTAGCATCCATCATATACTATGATATGGAATATGAGAATTTATTGATGACTGCAATGAGAGGACGTGCAGGTCAGGTTCTAGGTTATGGATTTTCTGGAGGCAAAGTTCAACTTGGACTTAAGATGGCTAAGGCTCCTAAGAAACTTGGTTGTAGTAACCTCAAACAAATGGTGGAGTCTGATAAGATTCTTTTCCAAGACTTCCAAATCATCAACGAGCTCACCACGTTTGTTGAGAAGCGTGACTCTTTTTCTGCTGAAGAAGGATGCCATGATGACCTTGTGATGTGTATGGTTATTTATGCCTGGGCAGTGGCACAGGATTACTTCAAAGAGATGACGGAACAATCAGTCCGTGAAGAATTATATGCAGAAGATAAGGAAAGTTTGGAAAGTGATATGGCCCCTTTTGGTTTTATTTTAGATGGAAGTGATGCTCGGGATGAGATAGATAATGAAGGTAGGTTATGGAAATCAGCTGATGGATTTGGTGGTGATTATGGAATGCCATACAGCCCATGGGAATGGTCAGGTCAAGGGGGATTTGACGGATGGTAATACGGAATAAAATGTAGTCGTGATGGGGTATTTGGAAGAAAAAGTAGGACATTTTTTTGGATTATAAATACTCCGTGAAATATAGGTTTCTCTAAATAAAACTGAATATCGTATATTCAGGAGCAAACATGGTTATTAAGACCGCATCACCTGGAGTAGTTATCCAGGAGGTGGACCTTACTAGAGGAACGCCTGACGCAACTATTAATAATAATGCTTTCTTAGCAGGTCCATTCCAGAGAGGTCCTGTTGATGAAGTCGTAAAAATTATTGACGAACAACAACTTCTTACCGTATTTGGTAAGCCCCAAATTGAATTTAACCAGGATGAGTACTGGTATACAGTTGATAATTTCCTAGAGTATAGTGGACAATGTTATGTTGTTCGTGTGGATGACTCCGTAGGAGATGGATCTGGTAACGAAGCCGGCAACTTCCAAACAATGAAGAATGCCGTTGATAACTTCTTCCTAGATAAATCCCTAGAAGGAAAAATCAACCCTAACACTGGTCTAAGATACACTCCTAACGAGTTATTCCAGTCTAACGCTTATATCAAGAATGAGACTCAGTTCCTTACAGCAACATCTGGTCAGTCTGTAATCAACCTAGGAACTATTCCCCAGTCTGTAAAGATTATTGATGGTGGCCAAAACTACAGAACCGCTAAAGGACTTGCGGTGGGTGGTGAAGGTGGTTTGAGAGTTGACATCGTTGCTGATGAAAGAACGGGAGAAATTCTATCTGCCAAGATTTCAGAAACTGGTAAAGGTTATTCTGATGGCAGTCGTGTGAATGTCATCCAAAGTCGTGGACTTGATGGCAACCCTGCCGAATTCGGACAACTAATGGTTGTTGTCCCTAATGCCCGTTTCATCTCTAAAGATCCCGGAGCATGGGGTAATGGTATTGGTATTGCCGTTATCGATAGTGGTGCTGATTATCAGCTTACATACAACTCTAGATCTGGTCATGTAATCAGTCAAGTCTTAGATGCCGGTAAGATTATTGTCAATGAAGATTCTGACAAGTATACCGGTGACATGTCTGCCAGATTCGACAAGAGTATACTAGGCCCTGGTGAACAACTAGGCGAGTATGTCTATATTGAGGTAGATCCTGCAAATACAACTTCCGGTTCTTTTGCTCCTGTAAGACTAGCCACTAGTAGCGATCAAGATGTAGCTAGTATCGATGTTCCCCTCAGAGGTGAGCAATTTGTTGATGGTGTATTGGCTGTATCTGGTGATCGTGTTCTAATCTGGAGACAGGAAAATCCAACTCAAAACGGAATCTACCTCGTAAGAGGATTTGATCCTAACGGTAGACCTCTCGATTGGTTGAGAGCTGATAACGCTGATCGTGGTGGAAACTTCACAACCGGAAAGAGAGTTCTTGTTAACGAAGGTGATACCAACAAAGACAAGGTATTTGAATACCTAGGAAATAATAATCCTAGCCTAGATGATTCTCCTGAGATTCAATTCTTCGAACCCGAAGTCGATCTAGTATCCCGTAGCGCCGATGAATCTGATCCAAATAATATCATTCCGGCAGAATCTCTTGATCTATCTGAAAGAATCAAGCCCCGTGACCAGTGGATTGATGTTAATGCCGTAATCACCACAGACACAGTTACATATAACGATTCAGTTGGAACTGAAGTAGATCTCAATTCTCTAATCAGAAACAATGATGTCACGAGATGGAGATTGCAAACCGTTGTTGTTGCAACAAATGGTGATGAATCATATGTATCTAAGGACGTTGCTGGTAATGATATTGAGGTAGACGGAATCAATCTTTCTGAGGATGCAGATGCTATCGGAGTTGAGATTGACGGTTATGCAGTCACCGAGGATGACATTGTTCTAATCAAAGACCAAGCTGATGCAACTCAGAATGGTATTTGGATAGCAACAAGTGAGGGATGGAGAAGATTTGGTGGTGATCTTGCCTTTGATCAATTTGACACCAATAGAGTTGCAAGAGTACAATCTGGAATTGGTCAGGACAACTCTGATACATTCTGGACATATACAGGTGTATCTCTAACCGATAATGATCAGCTCTTTATTAACACCCGCGAAGCTCTTACTGGCCTCGAAGAGGATATCACATTCGAAAGATTCCTCAACGGTCTTGATGAGGATGGTAATGAATTAATTGGGACTGATGGTAACAAGGCTAATGTGATAACAGCTGATGGTGTTGAACTTCTCGACAGCATGAGAGTTCTAATCACTGGAGCTACTACAAACTGGGATAATGGTGGTACATCAAGCAGAGATAATGGTATCTATGTTGTTAATAGCATGGGTCCTTGGACTCGTGCAGTTGATGCCGACGAGGCAACTGAGTTCAGACAATTCAAGTATGTTCGTGTAACAGAAGGTGGGTATGCACCTGACTTCTTTGAGTTCCATGATGAAAATCTAAGAACTCAAACACTTACTGATATGAGTCAGGACAAGGAATTCAATCAACTTAATCTTGAGGTTGGTGCCGAAGATCCTACTGAAACTCTTGACGGAACAATTACTGATAACAGCAGAGTTCTACTCAAGGATCAGGAGAATCCTGTTGAGAACGGTATCTACGATACAAGTGAAGGTCCTTGGAAGAGAGCAGATGATGCCTCTAGATCTGCTCAATTCACATTTGGAAAGAGAGTAGGAGTTAAGGATTCTACAATCGTATATGAGGTAGACATCGTAAGTCCCTTTGTCCTAGATACATCTATTCAAGAATGGGAACTTCTTGTTATTGATCCAATCCCATTCGATATTGACGATGACGTCGTCAAGCGTGGTGATATCATCACTGGTCCTATGAGACCTTTTGAGGGTATCGATAGAGTTCCAATTGGACTTGTTATGGATGTAAGTGCAGCTGCTGCTCGTGTGATGTTGATCACCGACAATGCTGGTCTCACTCCTATCAACTTCAGAGTAGATGATGAAGTTCTTGTAAGAAATGAGACTTATGTAGGTAGAGTTCTCAACACCTACGCAGAGGGTGTACATCTATACTATAACCAATTGATTGATAACAACCTCAAGATTAACACCATCTTTGCTCCTGCCCAATACACCAGAAACCAAGGTATTTCTTGGGGCTGGAAGGCACGTCCTAATGATGGAGATGTTGTTAGGTCAACCACACGTGCACTAGATGCCGTGGGTGTTCCCATCGTAGATGAGGAAGGTAACGCAGTATTCGTAAGTGGACCTGCTTCTCTTGGAGCAGAATTGATATGGAATTCTAGAGAAGAGAAGTGGGTTATATCCTACAGACCTAATCTAAGTATTGATTATATTAATGACGGTATCCGAGTATTCACCATCAATGCTGCCGACGATTGGTACTCCAAACAGATTGCCTTCGAAGGTATCCCCTGGTCTAACTTCGCTCCACGTCCTGGAACATCATTCGACGCTCAGAATAAGGGCGCCAGCAATGACGAACTTAACTTGATTGTTTATGATGCAACTGGTGAGTTCACACAGGCTGTCGGACTACCTGGCGGAAAGGGAACTATCCTCAATGAGTATCTATTAGCCTCCAAGTTACGTGGGGCTAAGAACGTTGAAGGATCTGATAACTTCTATCAGGATCTTCTCAACAATAACAATGAATATATTTACTCTAACGCTCAGTTAGAGACAATGGACATCAATCCATCTAACATTGTATTGGCTCCTCCTGGAACTCCAATCGGTGCCGGAGTCAGATGTCAGTATCTCATGCCTCGTTTCGGAGCTGTCGATACAAACAACATCAACAGCAAGGTTGATGTACCTTACCTACTCAAGGGTGGTGTAGATAACCTCAAGGCCACATTTGGTGAGATTCAAGTCGGTTACAATAAAGTAATCACCGATAACCTATCTGACCTTGACTACATCCTACAAGGACCAGCTGATGTTTTCTCTGAAAGCTCACTACAGTCAAGCATTCAAAATGATTTTGCACCTGCGGTTGCTAAGGCCAACTTCATTATCTCTCTAGCTGAACAGCTTAAGACCTGTGTGGCTCTAGTGTCTCCTCCAAAATCTGCTGCCGTTGAACCAATCAACGCTTCTGAAATTGGTAGAAGAATCATCACCTGGGCAGACCAACTAGCATCTTCATCTTATGCAATCATTGACAGTGGTTACAAGTATAGTTACGATCGTTTCAATGATCGTTTCGATTACTATCCATTGAATGCTGACGTTGCCGGAACGATTGTACAAACTTCACTCGTATCACAGCCATTCTTCTCTCCTGCTGGTTTGGTTCGTGGTCAGATCAAGAATGTTGTGAAACTTGGATTCAACCCCAACAAGTCACAACGTGACGATCTATTCACCTCTCGTGTCAACCCTGTTGTTACCTTCCCCGGAGAAGGAACCGTTCTATATGGAGACAAGACAGCTCTCGCCTTCACTTCTGCCTTCAGCAGAATCAACGTAAGAAGACTCTTCCTTTTCCTTGAGAAGCAGATTCAAAAAGTTGCAAGAACGGTACTCTTCGAGTTCAACGATCCTCTAACCCGTATAAACTTCAAGAACAATGTCAACCCCTTCCTCAGAGACATTCAGTCTAAGAGAGGTCTGACTGACTTCCTCGTGGTTTGTGACGAGTCCAACAACACACCTGAGGTTATTGATCGTAACGAGTTCATTGCTGACTTCTACATCAAGCCTAATCGTTCCATCAACTTCGTACAACTTACGTTTGTTGCCACGAAGACTGGTGCTTCATTCGGTGAACAGGTTGGTCTCTTCAGAAGACCTAACGCTGGCTAAAATTTTATAAAACAACCAACTAAGAGGTAACAACTATGGTGTACACATCCAAAAGGTCTATTGAAGAATTTAAATCCAATTTAGCAAATGGTGGGGTTCGCCCCACCATGTTTGAGGTTTCAATCACCTTCCCCGCAATTCTTCGAGTCGATCTTCAAGATTTAACCCAAAAAAGTATCTTCCTTGTAAAAGGTGCAACTCTACCCGGTTCACAGATCGGTGTTATTGAAGTTCCTTTTAGGGGACGTAAGATGAAGGTATCTGGTGACAGAACCTTTGCTGATTGGGAAACAACAATCTTCTCAGATACTGATTACAAACTACGTAATGCTATTGAAAAATGGTCAGAGTATATTCAAAACCACAACTATGCTCTAGGTCTGAATCAAATTGATGACGGTACAAACAATTTAACAAATGCAGACGAAGGTTACTTTGGAACTGCTATTGTTCGTCAGTTAGATCGTGAAGGTAAACAGTTAAAAGTATATCAAATGAATGGTATATGGCCAACGAGCATTGGCGATATTGCTCTTGAATTCGGCACAAATGATACTATTGCAGAATACTCCTGTACATGGGCAGTCCAATACTGGTCAGGTGCTGGTCCAGATGCAGATGAAGTTAGCATCAAGAAGGTCGCAGCAAATGATGAAACTGGTACTCCAGTGGTACAGGATCTCAGAAAGACACTCTCTTGATATATTTTCCGTATACTTTTTCCAGGTCTTCCTTCGGGGAGACCTTTTTTTATGTCATAAATAGATCATAAGACAGTATTATAGTCCGTGTTTCAAAATCAACCACCCAGGTTGTTCGGCTTTTCATATAAGAAGGACGAACTAGAAGAAGTAAAGAAGTTTAGTCCAGTTCCACCTAACGCAGATGACGGCGTAACAGTTGCTGCAGGTGGTCTGACGGGTTATAGTATGCCCCTGGATGCCCAGGGTCAAGCAACATATGAACTGATTCGTAATTATCGTTGTATGGCTTTACATCCAGAAGTGGATAGTGCCATCGAAGATATCGTCAATGAAGCTATTGTATCTGATACTAATGATACTCCCGTAGCAATTGACTTATCAAATCTTGACATTTCGGAACGAGTCAAGACTATTATTAGAGAAGAGTTTGCCTATATCTTACACCTATTAGACTTTACCAATAAGTCACATGAGATGTTCCGTCGTTGGTTTATTGATGGAAGATTATTTTATCATAAAGTTATTGATCTCAACCAACCAGAACGAGGTATCACTGACATCCGTAACATTGATGCTCTGAAGATCAAACTGGTTCGTGAATATAATCGTAATCTTCCGGAGCCTATGTTGAAGAATCCAAGACCTACATATTCTGCTAAAGAACCTAAGGTATTTGGACAGGCATCAGCACAAATGCCAGCTCGTGTCATTGAATACTTCCTTTATAACAAAAAGGGATTGAATTATATGGGGATGGGTGGTATGAACTCCATGGGTAATAATCAAACTGTAAGAATTGCCCGTGACTCTGTTGTTTATATTACCTCTGGTCTTGTTGATGGTAACAATGGTAATGTATTGTCATACCTTAACAAAGCAAGTAAGGCACTGAATCAACTTCGTTGGATGGAGGATGCAATTGTTATCTATCGTATGGCTCGTGCTCCAGAAAGAAGACTCTTTTATATTGACGTAGGTAACTTACCCAAGGCTAAGGCAGAACAATATCTAAAAGATACCATGGCAAGGTATCGTACGAAGATTACGTATGATCAGAACACTGGTGAGATTCGTGATAGCAAAAAGTTTATGTCAATGCTTGAGGACTATTGGCTCCCTCGTCGTGAAGGTGGTCGTGGAACTCAAGTTGAAACTCTTCCTGGTGGTCAAAACTTAGGCGAGCTCGAAGACCTCAAGTATTTCCAAGAGAAACTATATCGTGCCTTGAATGTTCCTTACTCCCGTGTGGATAGTGGAGACGGAATGCAGTTAGGTGATGACGGTTCTGTCTCAAGAGATGAAATCAAGTTTGCTAAGTTTGTAGGAAGAATGAGAAAGAAATTCTCATACCTTTTTACAGATATTCTCAAGACACAGCTCGTTCTCAAAGGTGTGGTATCACCTAAAGAGTTTGATGCCATGAGGGAACACATCACATACAACTTCATCTATGACAATCATTATCATGAGATGTCAAAGATGGATATGATGACACAGAAGATGCAACTTGCATCAATGGCAGAACCTTATCTTGGTAAGTACTTCTCTGTCTATCAAGTTCGTCACGACCTACTTGGTTACACTGATGGAGAGATCAAAGAGATCGATAAACAGATTGCTTACGAACGTAACGTTGGTATCATCCCAGATCCAGAAGCTGTAATGGCACAACAGAACCAGTTACAACAAGCTGGTATGGAAGATGCACCGACTGAAGGTAATATGCCAGAACCAGATGTGGAAGGAGATATGGATTTATCCGGGGATCCTTCACAACAAATGCCTGATATTCCGGTAGATGGTGGTGGTTCTGTTCCTGGTGGTCCTATGACCAAACCTATGTAAACTACCATAGTTATAAATAACCACATATAAAACAAATCATTATGTCAAGAGTTGCAGAATTGATTGATCTTATCGTTCAAGGTAAGAATGCAGAAGCTTCAGATGTTTTAAACTCTGAACTTTTAGCTCGTTCTTATGAAAAGATTAGTGAAATCAAACCACAAATTGCCGCTGATTACTTTGCTCCTGTCGTTGACATGCCGGCGGATGGGTCAGAATTAAATTATGAACGTCCATATTCATCCGAGGAGGAAGAGTAATGAAGCTGATTAGAGAAGAAATCGAATCAGTCAGAGTACTAACAGAAGAAAAGAATGGTAAGAAGTCGTTCTACATCGAGGGTACTTTTTTGCAGGGAGATATCAAGAATCGGAATGGTAGGATTTACGAATCTCGTATTCTTGCTAAAGAAGTTGATCGTTACAACACGGAGTATATCGTTAAGAACCGTGCTATGGGGGAGTTGGGTCACCCCGACGGACCAACAGTCAATCTTGACAGGGTGTCTCACAAAATCACCTCATTATGTCAGGAAGGATCCAACTTCACCGGAAAGGCAAAGATCCTAGAAACACCTATGGGTCGTATTGCTGGTGCTCTTTTAAATGATGGTGTCACACTCGGGGTATCATCTCGTGGAATGGGATCACTCGTCAAAAAGAACGGTATTAATTATGTTGGTGAAGACTTCATGTTGGCTACTGCTGCTGACATTGTTGCAGATCCCTCTGCTCCGGACGCTTTCGTTCAAGGCATTATGGAAGGAAAAGAATGGATCTGGGACAACGGACTTCTAAAAGAACAAGAAGTTTCTCTTGCACAACAGAGACTAAACAATTGTGCACCATGGGAACTGGAAGAAGAAGTTCTAAACAGTTTCCATAACTTATTAATGTCTTGAGTTTTCCGTAATTAAAAACGGTCAACTTAAGGTATTTCTAAATAACTACGACTAAATAACTGGAAATTAGAGTTACGACAAATGGCATCTCCTCAATCTCGTACCCAAGTGAATGCAAATGGTTCTGCCGCAGAACCAATGCAAACACTCGTACCAACATCATTAGTTCCCGGTCAGTCTACGACTGACGTTGGTGGACCAACACCTCATGATTACATGCCCGATGACGACTCTGCCAAGTTAAATCTCAGAGGCACCGGTAAGGCAACTGCACCCGGTGGTGGCGGCGGATCTGCTGATGGTATGCCTGCTGGTTTAACTGGAGATGTCATTCCCGGCAATGCAAACCATGACGGAACAAAGAAGACTACATCTGGTCCTGAAGATAAAATTTCTGGTGATGTAGTCCCTGGCGGTAATACTGGCCCTGGCAAGAAATTTGATAGCAGCCATAACCCTGCTTCAAATCTCGGCGGACCCGCCGGAACAACTCGTCGTACTGTAGGTCAGAAGAAGACCTATGAGCATACACAAATCGACGATACTGCCGGTGAGTCACTTAGTGAACTCGCCGATGCACAGAACGCTTCCGATGACTTTAAGGCCAAGGCTAAAGTCATCTTCGAAAGTGCTCTAAACCAAAAGCTTCAACTGGAAGTTGCCAGATTGGAGGAAGAATTCTCCTCACGTTTTGAGAGTGAAGTTACTGAAATTGCTCAGAAAGTTGAGCAGTTCCTTAACTACACCTCTAACCAATGGCTAGAGGAGAACAAACTAGTGGTCGAAAATGGCATCCGTAACGAGCTCTCTGAGAGCTTTATGGGTGGTCTTAGATCACTATTTGAAGACCATTATGTCACCCTTCCCGACGAGAAGTATGACATCTTTGAATCAATGGTCGAAAAACTTGATGATATGGAAGACAAACTCAATGAGCAAATCGAGGCCAATGTGGTTCTCGCTTCTCAAATGTCCGGTTTCCAGCGTCAAGCTGTTCTATCTGATGTCTCCTGGGATCTCTCAGAGACAGCAAAGGATAAGCTTGCCGGTCTAGCCGAGAGTGTTGAGTTTGAAAGTGAAGAAAACTATCGTGAGAAGCTCAACATCCTAAAGGAGTCATTTGTTGGTGGACAACATGCCCTTCAACAAGTTGCTCAAAATGCACAATACCTGGATGAATCCGCTGAGCCTCTCGCTCCTACAATTCTAGAGGGTATGGATTCCAGCATGGCTGGATATTATGCCGCTCTTTCTAGAACTGTAAAGCGCTGATTTATTAACCGTTAAAACAATAGGTAACCAATTCCACAATGTCTACACAACATCTACAGGAAAAGTGGGAGCCCATTCTGAATCATCAAGATCTACCTGAGATCACAGATCCATACAGAAAGGCTGTCACTGCTCAACTCCTAGAAAACCAAGAGAGATTCCTCCGTGAGCAATCTGCCATGGGAGTTTCCAATGGTCTTCTCACTGAGAACATCCCTAACTCTTATTCCTACCCCGTTGATGGTCCTCCAACCAACAACGTAAACCCCGCTGGTCAAACCTACACCGGTGCCGACGGTCAAGTTGCTCCTGTAAACAGCATCATCGGTGACCCCGTTGCTGGTTATTCAGGTTATGCTGATCACAGAGGACCCGTTGCTGGTTTCGATCCCGTTCTAATCTCCTTGATTAGACGCTCCATGCCTAACCTACTGGCCTATGACATTTGTGGCGTTCAGCCAATGTCTGGTCCTACCGGCATGATCTTCGCAATGCGTTCCCTCTATGACGGCCCCATGGGCCCTAACGAGGCACTATATGACGAGCCCGATCCTACTTTCTCTTCTGCCCTAGGTCTTCCTACCGAAGCTGGTCCTTACCAGTATCGTAACGATGACGGTTCCGTACAACAGGAACTCATTGGTTTCGACGAAGGTGGATGCCCCATCTATGGTGATAGAGAGAAGTATATCCCCTATGACCACGTACCTGGTCGCACCTGGAGATCCCCTGATGGTCTAACTGGACCTGGACGTTCTGGCAACCCTGGTCTCCTCAACAGCCGTGACGGAATCGTCACTGGTCCTTACCCCGATCTCGGTAACCCCGGTAACGTAAACTATCCTGATCCTGCTTGTGGTTCCTCTGGTGCCTCTGGTGCTTCTGGTGGTGGATACATCGGTGGTGCTTATGATCCTATCCTACGTGACATCACAAACGATCCCCGTGTAGACCTCCAGGGCATGAGCACTCATGACCTAGAGCGTGCCGGAATGTATGACGGTGTTGCTGGTGGTCCTTCCGATGGTGACTTCCGTTTCCGTCAAATGGGCTTCTCTATCGAGAAGGTTGTTGTTGAAGCCAAGGGTCGTGCCCTCAAGGCTCAATACTCCATGGAAATGGCTCAGGATCTACGTGCCATCCATGGTCTTGATGCTGAAGCTGAACTCGCTAACATTCTCTCCTCTGAGATCCTAGCCGAGATCAACCGTGAGGTAATCCGCACAGTATATCGTACCGCTAAGCCTGGTGCACAGAACAACGTAAATACCCCTGGTATTTTCGACCTCGACCTCGATTCCAACGGCCGTTGGAGTGTTGAGAAGTTCAAGGGTCTACTCTTCCAGATTGAGCGTGACATGAACGCCATCGCTCAGCTCACCAGAAGAGGCAAAGGAAACTTCATCATCTGTTCCGCAGACGTTGCTTCCGCCCTAACCATGGCTGGTGTACTTGATTACACCCCTGCCCTCAACGCTAACCTCAACGTTGATGACACCGGTAACCTATTCGCCGGTACAATCAATGGTAAGATCAAGGTTTTCATTGATCCTTACTCTGCTAACGTAAGTGACACTCACTACTACGTTGCTGGCTATAAGGGTACTAATGCCTACGACGCTGGGATTTTTTACTGTCCCTACGTGCCTCTACAGATGGTTCGCTCCGTAACCGCCGAGACATTTCAACCAAACATAGGGTTTAAGACTCGTTACGGAATGGTTGCTAACCCTTATGCAGAAGGTCGTATGGAAGAAAACCAAGGACTTGGTCGTCTCTCCGACAACACCAACCGCTACTACAGGCGCGTTCGGATTGACAATTTGATGTAGGTTAAAATACCTATTTACAGGTACAAACTTATATCTTATACTGGAGGGGTTTATTCCCCTCCTTTTTTTATGGCTAATACTGCAACCTATATGCTTACCAATATGATTACAGGTGACACTTATGTTGGTGTCACTAGTGATAGAAATGGTCTCAAAGGTAGATGTTATAAACATGAGAATAGGGCCAAAAGAGGAGAACATAACCACTTGCCATTATATAAAAATATCAATGAGTATGGTTGGAGTAACTTCAGGTCTCAAGTTCTCTGTGAGGGAGATGATGAAGAGTATTATTGTTGGTTGATGCAACCAACACTAAACCAATGTTGGATGGGAAGGAGACCAATCAGTCAAGTTCAAGTGAAGGCAGCACAAAAGGCCAACTCCAAACAGATCAGGTGTGTGGAGACAGGAGTAGTGTATTCATCTGCAAGAGATGCCGGAAGACAACTGGGAAATCCCAAACTATACAGTGGTATCAGTAATGTATTGAGAGGAAGGGTAGAGAAGGCTGGTGGATATCACTGGGAATACCTAACATAAATACTCGTAGTTGATATAATCATCATGACTGACAACAAGAAGATCTTCGAACTCTATGACCTCATGGAGAGTAAGTTAGAAGAACTTGACATTACATTTGATGAGTTTACAGTATTGTACAAGTCATTCCGTTCACCCATTCCTGTATCTGAAGAGAAGCCAAAGGCAGTTCCACCAAATCCATTCCCTTGGGTTAGTGCTGCCGGTGCAGGATGGAGCCCTAAATAATACTAAAAACAAATGGTAGTACCCTCATATAACAACTCATTACCACAGAGACCTGCTCGTAATCAGGAACTCAATCTAGAGAATCGTAACTTTCTTTCTCCAGTTGGGTTCCAATTTAAAGTTGCACAGATGCCTGCTGCAGAGTTCTTTTGTCAAGGGGCATCGATTCCTGCCATCTCAATGGGAACTGCCAATCAAACGACCAGGCTCAATACGGTCTATCATCCTGGTGATGAATTGTATTACGAGCCATTGTTTATTAAGTTCTTGATTGACGAGAACATGAAGAACTATTATCAAGTTCATGATTGGATTCGGAAGATCACCACTCCATATAGCTCTCAGGAATACACATATAATGATGGATATAATAAAAATGATATAACTCCATTTGAACCTCGTGACAAATTAGGACTCGGTATTTGGGAAAATCAATGGAAGAGTGATTGTTCGTTGATTGTATTGTCAAGTAACTATCGTCCTGTTGCTGAATTTGTATTCAAAAATACATTCCCAATCTCATTGACCACAGTCAACTTTGACGCTTCGGTACCTGATATTCAATACTTTGTGGCAGAGTGTACATTACGTTATGATTATTTTGACTACTTCATCTATGAAGCTGCTCAGGCCACTGACAAATCAATGAAACCTAATTATAGAAAAACGGAACTTGGGGAAAGTATTCCTGGAGTTTCGTGATATAATATTGGTAGTGTTCCTATCGATATGGATTTAGAAAAGATCATAGAGATGTGGGAGAAAGATAGTAAGATTGATCAGGTGATGCTTGATGAGTCTTCAATCAAAATTCCACAACTCCATCAAAAGTATTTGACCTTACTCAGTGAGTATACATTGTTGTTGAAAAAGAAACAACAAGAACTCAAGGTTATGAAACATAATAAATGGTTATTCTATTCTGGTAAACATGTTCCAGAGGATAGTGAACCATTCCCATACAAAGTGGCAAGAAGTGAAGTTAATAATTGGATCGAAGTTGATGAAGATATCAACCGTGTAGAAATGAAGGTTGAGTATTATCAAACAGTTCTTCGAACATTAGAAGAGATACTAAAACAAGTTCATCAGTTGTCATATAATATCAAGAATGCTATTCAATGGCGAACATTTACTTCAGGAGGAATTTAATGACCACATGGTTTATTGTAGGTTTTATAACCTTACTTGTTTTTGCAATGGAACAAACTTGGAGCACTAAGAAATGAAAACATTATCACCAGGAGATGAAGGTTACTTCACAACATACTGCACAAAACTGTATGACCGACATCATTACAGGGTTTATGACAAAGATGGTAACAGTGTAGTGGTAGATAGTTATGATCTTGTCAAGGCTATGTGGTTTGAGAAACCAGACAAGTTTGAATCCGTTGAAGTGATTGATTCTAAACCGAAGAAGAGAGGTGGTGGCGGATTCTAAATAGGTCAGGTGACATGATATTTCTTCATGACTGACGTTATTATTAGTAAAAAGAATGAGATAGATCTACAGTTAGAGTGTGGTCAACATATACTGTACGAATTACAGGAGGCATTTTCTTTTGATGTAGAAGGTGCCTCCTTTTCTCCTGCATACCGAAAGAAATATTGGGATGGTAAGATTCGATTGTGTAGTGTAGCAGCGTCTACAATTCCTGTTGGTCTGGTGTATCGTCTTTGTAAGTGGTGTGATAAACATAATTACACTTGGGAGTTCAAGGATAATAAGTTTTACGGTGTACCATATGAAACCGACGAAAGAATCTTCTATGAGGGTGTTGAACTTTTCATGGCTAAGATTTCCAATGTCAAACCCAGAGAGTATCAAATCGATACTGTCTTTCATGCACTCAAAGAATATCGAAAGACTATCATCTCCCCGACAGGATCAGGAAAATCCTTGATGATCTATTCGATTGCTAGATACTTGAAGTCAATCGACAAGAGAGTCTTGATTGTTGTCCCTACGAAGTCTCTTGTGGAACAGATGTATAAGGACTTCATTGATTATGGATGGGACGAAGAAAATATGCACAAGATTTATCAAGGTCATTCATTAGATACCAAGGCACCCGTCACTATCTCAACATTCCAATCCATCTACGGGTTGCAGAAGGGATGGTACCGCCAGTTTGATGGGGTCATCGGGGATGAGTGTCATAACTTCAAAGCAAAGGTGCTACAGGGGATTATGAAGAAGTGTCCTGACGCCAAGTGGAGGTATGGTTTTACTGGTACATTGGATGGTAAGAATGTCAATCAGTTGATTCTTGAGTCACACTTCGGTCCAGTATTTAAGACCACCAGTTCCTCTGATTTGATGGAGAAGGGATTCCTTGCCAAGTTGAATGTAAAAATTCATATTATCAAACATACCCCACAAGTATTCAATACTTACAATGATGAGATTGAATATCTTGGTCAGGATTATGGAAGAAACAAATATATCTGTGAACTAGCTCATGCATTGAAAGGAAATGTATTGGTATTGTTTGCTCGTGTCGAGAAACATGGTATTCCAATGTCGGAGATGATGAGAAACCTGACTATCAGACCTGTTCATTTAATCTATGGTGACACTGATGTCAAGGAAAGAGAACAGGTAAGATCTTTGGCAGAGAAGAATGACGACCTCATTATTTTTGGTAGTTATGGCACGATGTCAACTGGTGTCAATATCAAGAACTTACATCATGTGATCTTTGCATCTCCTTCTAAGTCTCGTGTCAGAGTTCTACAATCCATTGGTCGTGGATTGAGAAAGGCAAATCAAAAAGATAGATGTATGTTATATGACGTTGCAGATGACTTCAGAAAGAATGGTGGGAGATCAAACTTCACCCTTTCGCATTTAGCGGAACGTATCAAATACTATACTGAAGAAGACTTCGAATTTACCATACAAGAGGTATCTCTAAATAGTATTGTCCAACTTACATAATTAATATGTTAGATCCCTTCTACGCTACTCTCAAATTAGTAACGGGTGAAGAGGTTCTTGCAGAGGTTATCCCATCAAGTGAAGAAGGTGTTGACTACTTCCTAGTTCAAAGTCCTATCGTCATTTCAGAGACGATGTCAATTGATCATCAAAAAGGAGTAGCAGTATCTGGTTTAGTACCCAAAAAGTGGATGTTATACGGAAATGATGACATGACAATCATCTACAAACACCATGTCATTTCCATATCAGAACTAGATAAATTCGGTACAGACTTCTATTCAAAAGCACTTATCGCTGCAAAAGTCTCATCCCCAGTCAAACGTAAAGTTGAATCAGAAAACAACGTAGGATATATCGGTAAAATAGAATCGACCCGTCTTCTTTTAGAGGATATCTATTCTTCTTCTCCTAGTGTATCTGATGATGATTACATAGAGTATGATGATCCTTTAGCCTAGTGGTTACTTAAGTAACTTAGCTTATTATTAACCCTTGTTCCCGACACTCACAGTCTACACAAGATTTACTACCTTGTCAAGTGCAAGTGATTTATGTTATAATATGATCAACAAACAGTACATCTATGACCACAACACCAGCACCAAAGAAACGTCAACGTAATAACTTTATTGATAACAAAGAGTTCTACGCTGCCATTGTTGAATACAGAAAGAAGGTAGATGTTGCTAAAGAGAAAGGACTTACCAAAAAAGATGAGGGATGGCCCCGTATTCCTGGTTACATTGGTAAGTGTTTTCTTGACATTGCAGAACATCTATCTATGCGTCCTAACTTCTCTAATTATATGTACCGTCAGGACATGGTCTGTGATGCTGTAGAGAACTGTGTCATCTATGCTCATAACTTTGATCCTGAGAAGTCAAAGAACCCCTTCTCCTACTTCACACAGGTGTGTTGGTATGCCTTTATCCGTCGTATCGGTAAAGAGAAGAGACAGATTGAGATTTGTGACAAGATTATTTCCAAGTCAGGATTCGAAGAGTTCTTTGTTGGAGATCAGTTAGGTGAATCAAGTGACTTCAACTCAATCAAGGATGTCGTTGAACAACGACGTAATGGAAATAAATAACTCAAAAGTAGAGGTATGAGATGAGTGATCCGTTAGATGCTCTATGGTTTTTATGTGAGCAAGAGTTAGGTACACAAGAAAGAATGAGTGCTGCCATTGATAAGGCAAAGAAAGGTGGCACTGATCTTGGTGGTGGTCAAGTCAAGTCAGCTGGTCGAGCTGGTCTAGAGATTGGTCGTAAGCCACAACAGAAACCAGAC